AGGAGTGCATAACGAGCCTTGAGTGCATAGAAATCGACATACTTGTTTGTGCGGAAGAATGCGTATGCGAGCTTCAGTCGTGTGTAGGGGTCCAAAGTTTCACCTCTTCTGTCTCGAAGTTATATTCGCCATCCTGAAGAATCCTAGCAACCTGCGCCTGTTGCAGTGCATGCTGCTCAGAGAGTCCAGAGTAAACATAAGCCTCTACTACTGCATCCCACAGGGGTTGGCCCACGGACTCAGCCAGCTCGATGATCTCGTTCGCCTTCACCGCGCCGACACCGGGGATGCCCGTGTAGCCATCGCCGGGGTCACCAGTGAGTACCTGCATGTAGAACCAACGGTTAGCAGCAGCTCTGGTGATGGTGGACTTCTTACCTGTGTTCCAGTTGTAGTGCTTGCCGGGGATCTGCTTCATGTCCTTGTCGATGGAGCAGATCACATACTTTCCCTTGTTCGCCGTGCTAATGATGCCCATCAGATCATCGCCTTCGAGCTTGTCCTGTTCCAGACAGGTGTAGTTCTCCTGCAAATGCTCCTTGATCGCACCGAAGAGGATGGGCTTAGCAGTCTTCTTCCGGTTCCACTTGTAGCTAGGGAGAACGGCGTAGCGAAAGTTCCTGCTTCCTGAGAAGATGAGGCTTAAGTCTACTGCATGGAGGGTGTCCACGGTGGTAGCCAGAAAGCTCTCCACATCGCAGATAGCTTCCCCGATGGTAGCTACAGCAGTGGACGGGGGGCCATCCCCCCAGTCCACGCTGGTCTGATTTGATTGACCGAACCGATGGAGAACGATGTCTCCGTCGATCAGCAGATGGATGTCCTTACTCATTCGTTTATCCACAGCTTGCTATTGGGGGCAAAACGGTGGTAGTCTCCCAAGAGATAGGGATCTTCGGCGTAATTCCTCTTGCTCTCTTCGATAGCTTCAGCAGTTTCCCTGACGATCTCTTCCCGCTTCTCCTTCTCCAGATCCAAAACATCGCTAAGCGTGAGGGGGATATTGCTGTTGGACCAGTCATCCATCGGTAAAGAGCCGCAGATGCCGGTATCCGGGTGATCGCAGCACGGACCTTCCACGGGGGTACAGTGGTGGGACACAGGATTGATGGTGATGGTGGGGAACTCAGCAGATCCAGCGAGAGGGAAAACAATGCTCTGAATCAGATGCTTGAGGTACCACTCAGCTTTCCTCAGATCTTCCACGCCACCCTTGTCCTTGTAGCGGGTGACATACTTGATGATGTTGCCTTCCATGTAGTTCATTTTGTGGCTCTCGATGTAATCGATGCACTCTATGCCTTGGGTGTAGTGTTTCGGGTGATTGATAGGGTCGTGCATTATTTCCTCCCATGTGTCGTTGTAGGTTGCGGTTCCCGATGGTCCGTTGTAGGTACGCTTTACTAATGTGTGTCTGCCCATGTCTTCCCAACCTTGTACGTTCCCGCTAATGGGCAGCGGAAGTTAAGTGCTTCCCCAGCCCACTTGATTGATTCAACTGCCATCTTCCCGATGATCTCAGCTAAGTTCTCTTTGCATTCGATCTGCCACTCGTCATGGATATTAGCTACGAACTCGTAGTCCACGCCGGGGACCAACTCAGATCCCTGAAGTGCTGCATCAAGAATGACAAGTGCTTTCTTCATCACGAGCGCACCAGCACCTTGGAGCAGGGTATTGAGTGCTGAGTGTAGGGATCTAACCTTCATTGGAGCACCGTCTAAAGATCGTAAAGACCCCTTAGTCCGTGCCACTGACTCAACCATAGTCTTAAGTGTTGCCAGTGCAGGTAAGCTTTGAAGGAACTTCTCCTTAACAGCTTTGCCCTTCGCAGCTCCTCCACCAAGGATGGTTCCGATCTTGAAGTCACCAGCACCGTAAAGGAAGGCGTAGATAAAAGTCTTAGCATCATCCCTCGTAGATAAACCAGCTGCCAGCTGATTCGTTGTATGAATATCTCCTTTAAGGATCTCTTTCGAGTAAGCTCCTTGGTCGTAGGCTGCCATGTAGTGTGCGAGACAGCGCAGTTCAAGGCCAGCAGCGTCAGCTCCGACCAGCACTCGTCCGTCTGGCGCGGTGAACAGTCCTCTGCATTCAGCCCCAAATGGTGAACCAACTTTAGGAACTTGGGCCACGTTGGGATGGGAATGGGTCATCCTCCTTGTGACGGCGCCGATGCTATTCACCGAGCCGTGTATTCTTCCGTCTTTCCCGATGTTCTTAAGCCATGATTCCTTTCCCTCAGCCAGCTGCCCGATGCGCTTGTCGATCATAAAGAACTCAGTGAGGTACTCAGCTTCTGGGTAAGGGAGAGTCTTAAGGATCTCTTCATCCAGCTTGGGGGAGCCATCCTCTGTGAACTCCTTAGGCTTCCAGCCGTACAGCTTCCCCAATCGGTCTGCTATGTGTGCTCGTGAGCCGGGGTTGAACTCGGTGTACTTGACTTTGGTGAACTCACAGCCAGCTTCGTACCCCTTAGCACGATCCCTTCTCTTCGGGGTGAAGCGTCCGGTGTTGACGTACCACGCGGGGAAGAACTCCCTGAGCTTTGAGGTCAATTCTTTCTGTCGCTTGAGGAGCGTGGCGTACAACTTCTCAGCCTTTTCCCTATCAAACAGGAATCCGTATGACTGCTGACGGTAGATGATTGTGTGTACCTGATGCTCCAGTGCGATAGCTTCTTCGGGGATACCCCGCGCCATCATTCGTTCCATTAGCAGTGTGGTAACCTTAACGTCCTGCTTGCAGTAGTCGCTCATCTCCTGAGACCACTCCTGCCAGTCCGTCTTGAACTCACCCTTGTGCTCACCCAACCTGTAGCCCCATGCCTTGAGGGAATGGGAACCAACCAGCTTGGAGGGCAGCTTCCCCTGCTTGAGCAAGCCGTAGTCGATGTCCTTGATCTCGGGGTAGGCGAGACGGGCGAGGACCATTGAGTCGCGCACCTGTCCCTTAGGTGCCACTCCGTAGAGCTTCTTGATTACTGGGATGTCGTAGGCGATGATGTTGTGCCCACAGATCCATCCAGCTGAGAGGACTCGTGCTATCCCAGCAGAAACATCAGCTTTGTCGTAGGTGGTGTACTCTTGGGTATCGGTATCGTAGATGGTGAGGGTATGGATCTTGGTTACTTCAGGGAGAAGCCCGTCTGTTTCGAGGTCAAACACCAGAATTTTGTGGCCCCCTTTCTAATCGAGTGTGTAGTTAGCTAAGTAGTCCCCATCCTCAGCCATCCGAAGATCCACCCTGCGGAACCTCAACCGGCTCACTGGAAGTGGTTTGTAGGGGTCAAACTCAGACTCCCCACCAAGAATGCTCATCCCACGAAGCACAGGGATCTCAATGTACTGGGGAGGGGGATATGGCATCTCGATCATTTTCCGAAACCCGTGCATCTCAAGGAAGACGAATACTATATTCATCTCCCCCCCTTGTACACCTCGACCGCCGCGCAGAGATTCGGGGGTGGGGGAGGCGCAGTTACTTCTCGGATTAGATCCATCCGCTGCTGGTTGAGCTGCTCAACAGTCGGCCCTTTGGCCTGAGCCATCATCTTCTGCAAATGAAGGATCAGGTATTGATTCATCCGCTCCGTGTTCGCCAGCTTGTTGCGGAGCAGACGCTTGCGGAAGTTCTTAGTGAACGATCCCATTCGGTTCTCCTTTCTCGGGGTAAAGGAACATCGCATCTTGCTCCTGCTTCAGCAGAGCTTCAGACAGGTTGTGTGCCCCAACAAGATGAGGGATGAGTCCCTCGTGCGTGTGCTTGGTAAGAACCTCACATGCCGTACAACGCCACGGGGGGTCGCCGGTCACATGAGCTACCTCGTATGCAACCATCTCGATCAGTTCCATTTCTTCTTCTCCCTCTCTGCCTCCGACAGCTGCTTGTCACGGAGGACATCTTCGGAGTCCATGGCAAACCAATCACGCTGGTCAGGGTTCTCCCACATGTTCACCGCTTCCTTCCCACCGATCTCGTTCTGGAATGCGTCGGGGTCGATGATGTTGCAGACATGAGCAGCACTCTGCTTGTAGAAATTCTTGAGAGCCTTGCCCCCCTCCGGGGAGTGAGCTATCCTGAAGCCCTGCCCATAAGCCCAAGCTGCGTCAGCGGAGGCGCCGAACATCTTGATGAACAGTTCTTTTGTCTTTGCGTTCCCCCCGAAGATTGCAAGGGACTCAAGGAAGTACGTCTTATCTCCGTGGACAACACGGATCTCGTTCGTCTTCTCGTCTATCTCGATGGTTAATGTATGTGTCACCTAGTCTCCTCAGAACTCAGGTAGAATTCCAGTGGTTTGGGGTGTTTCAACAGGTGTTGAAACTTCAGCCTCGAACTCAGCGACAGCCTCTCGCTCGCAAGCGATCAGCCGTCCGGTGCTGCGGTTGTAGTGAAGAGTGTCTGCTAGCCCAGTCTCGCCGGTGAAGCGACACTTGAGTACCCTGAGCTGGCAGTAGTCGCTATGGTCTTTGTCCTGCTGGTCCCGCTCGATCCCGATCACGGTGTCGCTGAGCTGCTTGATAGAGCCAGACCCACGCAGATCATCCAGCGTGACACGACCACCTTCTTCGTGGGATGCTGCACTGCCCTGCGGTTTCTTGAGGTGACAGATTGCTATGACCCCAACTCCGGTCTGCTCCACGAGAGACCGAAGGTTGGTCATGAGGTTGTCGATTATTCTTCTCTCGTCCCCGTCCTCGCGACCTGATACAGCAATCGAAATATGATCGAGCACCACGAAATCGCAGCCGCAGCCAGTAGCCATGAACTTAAGCTTGGATAATAGATTGTCGCTTTCGAGGCTACCGAAGTGATCGTAAAGATAAAAGCGACCAGAGCCAATCGTAGCATTGTATGCCTCCTCGAATGCTTCGTCGGTTACGCCACTCATCCCTAGATGTAGAGGGCGGTTGAGCTTGATGCTCATAACACGGAGGGAGGTGCGAAGCGGGTTCTCTTCTAGCATCACCCAGCCCACCGTGAGCTTGTGCCGATCCATCAGGTCGAAACCCAACTCTGCTGCCTCGGTACTCTTTCCGATCCCCGTGCCAGCGGTGAGCATGACCAGCTCACCCTTGCGTAACCCTCGGATCATCAGGTCGAGCTTGGGTCGGGGGGTGTCGTAGCTGAAGTAGGTGCCACCACCCTTTCGGAACTCGTCAAGTTTCTTCTTAAGCTCCGCGCCAGAGAGGATTCCGTCAGGCCGATAAGCCTTAGCTTCGAACACGAGGGTAGCTATGTCCCCCTCGCGCCCCTGTTGGATCATGTCGTTAGCGTCCTTGATGCCGTTGGGGAAGGTGAGTATCTTGCAGCGACCGGGTGTGAAGAGAGCTGCGCATTCCTTAGCAGCTATCCTACCGGGTTCATCATTGTCGAACGCGAGCACAACCTCTTCGAAGCTTTCTAACCACTCTAAATTTTTCTGGATTGATTTCTTCGCCCCCTGTGCTCCGTTGGGGACGCTGACTACTTGCCATTTGAGGTTGAATGCTTGAGCTATGCTCATCGCATCAATCTCACCCTCCGTTACTACCACCCTCTTCCCCGATGATCTCCATAGGTGCTGCCCATATAACCCAACAGCCGAGGGTTCGCCCACAAAGCGGAACTCCTTGCCGACAAACCGTAACTTCTGTGCCAGCAAATCTCCGTCTGATGTGCAGTAATTTGCTATCTGGACAGGTCGGCCTTGGTATGTCCCGACTTGATACCCAAATTTTCTGCATGTTGCCTCCGAAATCCCGCGCTTGATGAGGGTTGCATATTCTCCGTTCTCTACCAGCCCAGACACTCTCGCCTCCCTATGCTGGGCAGAGGGACGGCTTTCGCCATCCCCCTGCACCGTCTTCCCGCAACTAAAGCAGTGCGTGTGCCCATCGTCGTAGTGTGCGTTAGCATCACTGGAACCACAGTCACACGCTCCGTGAAACAGGAACTCACTCGCCGTGGAGTGTGTATGAGGCATAGCGTTTGTGATTGACAGTCTTCAGTTCAGTGCTAATGTAGTGCCCCATGCTCCGCAGCTCGTCCACGCGGGCTGCTAAGCGTGCCACGCCGTAGTTCACGAGAGCTGAGAGTGGTGTGAGAGGGCCGATCTTGTGGAGATGGTCAAGAACCAAACTGTTCTGCTTCGTCATCCGTGCTCGTTTTCGCGTCGGCATAAGTAGCTATCCTTTCGTTGTCTAGTTGTTGGTCGGCGTAGGCGTGGTGATTCAGACAATAGAGGTCACACTTACGAATCTCTGCTTTGATCTTTCTATCGGAGTAGCGAAGAGGACGAGTGAGGGCGTAGCTGATTTCGAATAGCTTTGTCTTTGGGTTGCGGTGGTGGTGCGCCAGAATAAAAGGGTCTGTGACATCGCATCTGGGCCATTTGCATTTCCCGCCACCGTAGTCGGCTGCCCACTTAGTTCTATCCGCCATTTTCTTCCGCGCTTTAGCGAGCTTCGTAGCTTTATTGTCGAGGTACCACTTCGCCATGTAATCTTTTTGTGATAGTCCTTTGATTAAGCCAGCCATGCCGAAGGAATGCTGCCCTTCGCGTACTTAAAGCCGTTCTTCTCACACCACATCGCGTAGGTAGTCCTGCTACCCTTTGCTATGCGGCTGTTGGGGTTGGAGAACACGAACCTAAGGTCGATCTCGGGGTGCTGATCCTTGATCCAGACATGCTTTTGTCTGTCTTGGCTAGTGAACCGGCCTTTGGTTTCGATGAGGATACCGTTGGGGAGTTTGAAGTCTGGGTGATACCTGCGTTTCTTCGGGGGCTGCTCAAACTCTATTAGCTCAGTTTCAAAGAGAACCGGGATGCCGAGGGCTTTTAACTCCCCGGCAACCCGCTCCTCTAAACCAGATCGGTATCCCTCGCGGATTCCCCGATCAGTATTCAGCTGCCCCTGTCCCTTCGGGAGCATCACCACCGGGGGTGTCAATGGTGCTAGCCTCGAAGCCACCTTCCTCAGCCCCGAACCCCAGCGACTTAGCATCACCCCTGCCACCAGTCACCAGCGTGATGATCTGGACAGCGTTGAGGCGCAGCGACACGCCAGCTTCCTTGTCCTTCGCAACGTAGTAGGGAGCCGGGGTGAAGTTCACTCGGCACACAGACCCGCCGTACACTGCGGGGCACACACCCATCTGCACCCCTTTACTGTCGAAGATAAAGGGCTTCATGGTCTTTATGCTGCCGTCCTTCATCTTGACCTTCGCATACATTTTGAACTTAAACTCGATGTTCCCCGTCTCCTCGCCAGCTTCATCCAACTCGGACGTATACGGCTTCCGCATGGAGATCAGCTTGGCGATAGCAGGGGTCTTCGCCTCGGTCTTCGCCTTGACGAAAGCTGCCTCCGCAGCAGCGTCGAGGGTTGCGCACAGCTCCACTGCTTCCGCAGCAGGGATGAGCAGGTTGATTTTGTACACGCCATCCGTGTTGTACTGAGTGTCGCAGTTAG